GCGCGTTTCGCGTGGAAGGTGACCTCGGACCGTTCGCGCTCCGTACGGCGCACGGCGGCCTCGATGGCCCAGGCGCCGCGCAACGACCCCGCTACCGGAGCGCCTCTGAACATCGGTGCTTCCGCCGTCCTGGGGGCCGGTCAGGACTTGTCGGCCGTGGGCGGGAACACAAAGGTCGACTTCGATTCCGGGCGCCCGCTGGCCGCGATGATCGCGGCTGCCCTCGACGTCCCCCTTCCGGCCCTGCTGGAGGATCCTTCGATCGCGCCGTCCGGGGCGGCCACCTCTCTGGACACCTCGACGATTCTGGTGATGCAGGCCCGCCAGAAGGTCATGGACGAGATGTTCAAATCGATCTTCAAGGTGCTCGGCCTGAAGGTGCGCCTGAGGTGGCCCGAGATCTCGGAGGAGCCGATCCACCGGCGCCTCCAGGCCATCGACATGGCGATCCGGCTGGGGCTGCTTTCGGCCGACGAGGCGCGCGCGATGGTCGTGGACGCGTGGGGCGACAAGTGGGAAGACTTCAAGCGGGAAGCGCCCGACATCAAAAATCTTCCCTACGTCACGGGAGGCGGAGGGCAGGGCGAGCCTCCCCAGGCCAAGCCGAGCAATACTCCGAATAACCCCCCGCAAATCACGGATAACTCCGGGGATAACCCTTCCTCAGGTACGGGGGGACCGGGGGCTCCCGGCCCGCTAAAGGCGGGAAATTCACGCGACCCCGACGCGCCACGCCAGCCGGATCCCATGTCGTACGCGGATCACGAACTGCGCGACGAGTGAACTTCATAGCACCTCGTTAGGACTTTTGGGCCCTCGTGTGATTACTCTGTCCCTGAGCGATGATCAGCGAGGGAGAGCATGCACCAGGAAACGCTGCGGGAATCCGCACTCCTTTCACCGGATATCAGATCCGGTAAGGGTGTCTGGCGTGCCTGCCTCATCGCGGCCGATGTGCAGGGGTCGAGCGGGTTCTACCCGGCCGAAGTTCTTGCACGGGATGGAGCCTCGGCTTTTCCGGCTGGGACCCACATCTACTTCGACCATCCGACCCGGACCGAAGAGGAAGAACTCCCCGAACGAAGCGTTCGTGCGATGGCAGGTGTTCTGCTGGACGACGCGAAGTTCGAAGAGTCCCCTGACGGAAGGGGCCTTTTCACCCGAGTACAGTTCTTCGAAGACGTCAAGGACATGGTCGGCTTTCGAGCCAAACATGTTGGTCTGTCCATCAGGGCAGCCGGGCAGATCGAGGAAACACCCCAGGGTCAGCGGATAGTCCAGAGCATTTCCCACGGACTCTCCGTCGACCTCGTCACCCGCGCTGGCGCGGGAGGAAGGCTCGTGACTATGACCGAGTCGGCCACGCTGGAATCCCCTCCGGCGGAGCACACGACTGCACCGGCCGCCCCGGCGGCACCGATCCCGATTCCGTCCACGACGGGAACCGGGGCACTCATCAGCGAGGTGGGTGCACTCAAGGAGGCGGTTTCCGACCGCCTCGAACAGTTCTCGGTAGACCTGGCCCGCAACACGCAGCAGCTCAAGGAGTCGCAGCGTGAGGCGGAGAAGCTGGGCCGCGAGAACGCCAAGCTCGCCGAGGCGATCACGTTCCTGAAGGACCGCGCCGAGGCCGCCGAGGCGAAGCTGAAGGAGTCCAAGAACATCGGTGACGTGCTCACCGAGCTTCTGGAGGCCAACCTTCCCCTCCCCTCGATGATCCGGCTCGCGCAGGCGTACCGCCCGGACCAGGACATCCACGAGTCCATCACGCACGAGCGCGAGTACTACAAGAAGCTCATGCGTGAGACGGAGCGAGGATCCCTTTCGGGCAACCGCGAGCCGTCCAACCTGGGTCTCACGGAGTCGTCCTCGTACTCCGCGTCGTCCGCGAACGGCGACATGGCCGAGATCCGCGATCTCCTGGGTGGAGGCAGCTACTGATGGCCACGAACGAGATCTTCAAGTACGGGCAGTGGCTCTCGCTGCCCCTTCCGCTGCGTGGCAGTGACCCTGCCGTCAACGACGACCCCACCGTCAACGGTGACCCGGTCAAGATCGGTTCCATCGTCGGTTTCGCGCAGGAGGTCGGCGGCAAGCCTGTCTCCTACACGACCGGCATGGTGACCGTCACCACGTCTCGCAACCCGGCGAACTCGCTGGAGCCGGGCTGGGCCTCGGTCGCCCTCGTCGGCGCCTTCGCCTTCCCGGTCACCGGCTGGGACGCCGAGACGAAGGGTTCCGGCACGCCGGTCTTCATCGTCGCGGCCTCCGGTTCGACCCGCGCGACGCTCACCACCACGCCGAACTCCGACCCGTTCGGAGTCATCGTCGGTCAGACGACCGACGGAGTTCCGATCGTCAACATCGTCCAGCCGGTCCCCGGTGACACCAACGCCGTGGCCGACAAGCTGGCATCCGGATCCTGAAAGGAGGCTGCTGAGACATGACTGCCCTGAACCTCCTCGATGGCATCAAGGCCACGACGAACCCCGAGTTCGAGCGGATCGCGGAAGCTCACAGCAAGCGGCGCGTCGCCCTGCGAGAGGGTGCCGACGCGCGGCTGCTGAAGATCAACCGCGCCGTCGAGTTCCTGCGCCTGAAGCGCGAAGCCGAGATCGGCTCGCCGGTCGCCATGGGCCGCCTGCGTGAAGCAGTCTCCTCGGGCGACTTCCCGCTGCTGTTCCAGTCGATCTCGCAGGCGTCGATGCTCGGCCAGTACGCCGAGCTGCCGCAGCAGTGGCCCACGTTCTCCGTGCGCACCACGGTTCCGGACTTCCGGCCCGCACGCATGGTCCGCTGGGACACGGTCGCCGGTCAGAGTGCGTCCACCGACTACAACGGCGGCGCCGAGCGTCACGTCCGGGCACTGCCGCGCATCCCGGAACTGACGGAGTACCCGACCTTCAACCTCACGACCGAGGGTACGGACTACTTCGTCAACAAGTACGGTGCGCGCTTCCCGTTCTCGTGGGAAGCGTTCATGAACGACGAGCTGCGGGTGCTCGGCCAGCTCCCCACGGAGATGGCCCGCTGGGCCCGCGACACCGAGGACGTGCTGACGACCGGCGTTCTGGCCACCTCCACCGGCCCGAACCCCGACTTCTTCAACACGACCGAGGACTTCGGCGGCAACGCACCGGCGGGCAACTACATTCCGGGCAACCCCGGTCTGTCGCTCGACTCGCTGGAGCACGCGATCAACTACATCGGCATGCGGCAGGTCGCAGGCCGACAGGTCCGTGTGCAGAACTTCGTGCTCCTCGTGCCGCCGAGCCTCGCGCTCACGGCGCAGGAGATCGCCCAGGGCACGACGTACCTCCGGGTGCGCCAGGCTGCGGACGGCTCGGAGATCCGCCAGAACGTCTCCTCGCCGGTCGCGGGACGCTTCACAGTCGTGGAGTCCCCGTGGCTTCCGCTCATCGACAACTCGGCGAACGCGGCCACCACGTGGTACCTCGTCCCCGCCGGTGGTTCGACGGATCGCGGCCCGGCCATCGTCACCGCGTTCCTGCGTGGTCACGAGACCCCCGAGGTCCGCGTGATGGGCGACACGGGCCGCGCGCTGGGTGGCGGCGAGATCAACGCCTTCGAGGGTTCGTTCTCGCACGACGACATCCAGTACCGCGTCCGCTCGATCATCGGCGCGGCCGGTATCGACGCCTCGGCCGTCGCGGTGTCCACCGGTACGGGTGAGGAAGCAGCGCTCTCGATGGCTTCCATCGGTGGCGGCTCGGTCTCCGGTCCTTCGGGATCCTGACCGTCTGGACTGGGCGGCGGGTGACCCGGGACTGATCCCGACCGCCCGCTGCCCGGTACCCGTTCCTGCCGGGCAGGCAAGAAGGCCCCCGAGTGCGACTGGGGGCCTTCTTCGCGCGCTGGCCACGGGGGCGCCCGGTGGGGTACATTGTGTCTGTGGCGAGGACTTACCCTCCCCGCCCAGGAAGAACCGCCCTTGTGTGAGTCCCCCGAGGACTCTTCCACGGTCACGTTTCTTCTCCTTTCCGAAAAGCCCCCGCCTCACGGTGGGGGCTTACGGATTTTCCGGGACCTTTCAGGGGGCATCATGGATACCGACTGGACGACCTTCATCGATGCCGGAACCTATGACCTGATGATGTCCGACACGCCGTACGAGCCCAACGAAAAGCTGCGCGCCGCCGCTTCCAGGCTGAGCGAAGAACGATCACAAAAGGTAGTCTTTCACCCCACTGCTCCGGATGGCGTACGCTCCCATTGAGAGACAAGGAGCAACCGTGGCATCACCCGGAATGAAGCTGGATCTGAGGATCACTGCTCTACGGGAAGC